ATCAGTCTCTTGCCCTTCGCGGACCATTGCGCCCGCTTCCTCGCCAACATAAGGCGAGAACGGGACAAACTCTTGCAGGCCAATCCCAAACGGCAATACGCTCTCTTGCCCACCCAGCAAGCTCTGAGATACCGTCCTTGCACGCGGACCACCCATCTTGGGGGTGAGATACCCCTCAAGGCTTCGAGCGTGCCTCTGAGCCATTGAAGGCGCAGGCAGCGCCGTCATCGAGGCTTCAGGCTCAGGACGCCTGCGAAGCACCGTATCAGTCAGGCGCTCCTTCCCACCAATCGGAACATCCAGCACAGACGACCCAGGCGGAAACTCTGGCTCCTTCGGCCGCTTACCAGATGAAGGCATGACACCAAATGCGGCACCACCCTTACCAGTAACACCTCGTCTGCGGGCAGCCTCAATAAAGGCTTGCCTGTCCTGCTCGGGTAATTCCATGCCTGCTCCTAACGTGCGGCGGCAATCTTAACCCCTGCCTATCTCTTTAAGCAAACGAGGGCCAGCCGTGTAATGCCAGCGCCAGGACTTGGTTACACCATCCTTCTTGCGGGTTCTCGTAATCCAGCCGTTCTGCTCTGCCTGTTGCAAAGTAGCCCGGATGTTGTTGTGATCCACATCCCACTTCAGCCCAATGTCCTGACTAGTTAACTCCTCATCAGGGTTGACGGCGAAGAACACACACACTTGCGTAACTATGCTCAAGGTAAGGTCTCGTCAGATGAAGGGGCGGCAAGTCTATCAACGGCCACCAACTATTGACCTGATGTGCTCATACTCCTGCGGGCCAAGAGGCAACTCATCCACCCCTCGCCAATCAGTCATGTCCCAGTTGCCCTTGCCGTGGTTGCACTCATGGCAAAGGATCTGCAAGTTGTCTACATCAAGCGCCAACTGAGGGAATAGCTTCCTCGGTTTAATGTGGTCCACGTTCATCACCGCACCAGTCGCAGGCGAGGCGCCGCAACACATGCACACCGGACCATACTTCTTGAGAGCCATCATGCGGACCCGCCTCCACTCAAAAGAAGACAGGAACGCATCAGATGCAACAAACCTATCAGAGACAGAAGGGGCCTGGGCAACATACGCCACTCGACTTGCGCTTCGAGTTGCGCTTCGCTCTTGCCTGTTCTGCTTCTTGTCCTCCTTGATCTGCCGCACACGTTTTGCGTTGGCGCCGCAATAAGCCTTTAGCTGATCAATGTTGGCTTTAATGAAAGATCGCGAGGAGCCAGAATAATTAAGCTGCCCTGTAGCCTTCAATGCTTCACTGATCGCAAGATCGTAAATGCTGATATTGGAGGCCCACTTCTTGCCAGACAGATGAATAAGAATCCTTGCAACCCTTGCGATTGCCTGAGACTCTTTCTTCTTGCTTGCACTCATTCTCGCTCCTGTCTACTTGCTCTGTATTTCCTGAGGATTCCTTAGATCGGGGGCGGGGTTCTGACAAAACCCCCCCTACCCCCCAAGCAGAGAGGCAGAAGAGGCATCCAAGATTCCTTGAGTCGAGAGACGAGGACTTAGACAATCAAAGACCGGCGTTGCAGCCTCCCCTTGCGGGGCTCCTATCTGGTTCTTTGATTCACCCCACCAGCGCCGCGCATAGGTTGCATGGTCCCCTTTCGGGGGCGGCAATCGGAGCAGAAACGACAAAGTCCTTGAGGAGCCACCCGATCAGACCCCTCTCGGGGCAGAGAGGGCGGGTGGTTTCTCAAGGACTCACAGTCGGGTCTGACACCAACAGAACGGACTGTATAGATGTGCAGTGCGCCTGTCAACAGGGTTGATGATGCACCCACACTTCATTACCCGTCTCGGGGTCTTTGAAGTCCAGCCTAGGGAAGCACCAACACAACGGAGTCATCACATGCCCCTCGCCCAAGTAATGCGTCCTGACAACAGGCTCACTCGGAATAGGGGTTGGTTCTTCTTTGTCTGCCAGTGTCTGCATAGTCTTCTTCATCCCAGTCATCTTTCGGTGGCGGATCAACCTCAAGCCAGCCAGCGTCACGGAGGAACCGCAGGGCCTGCGTAGCGCTGTCCACAAAGTCATCGTGCGTTGTCTCAGGGAACGAGCAGATCTGAGACACGAACCCTTCAGCCCAGTCACGAACATAGCCCTTCCTCTGGGAGGACTCAGGTATCCACACCCTGCCGCGGCTGATGATGTTGCTGACGATGTTCAGGCGCTGCAGCTTGTCAGCCTTGCCGGGGTTGTAGGCCCTCACAGGCAGATGCGCTCTCTGCAGGTCTTGGATCAGAGAGATGCCTGCGGACTTGTCCTCGATGAGTATGAGATCCACGCGCTTCTTCTCTTTGCCTTCTCCGAAGATCGTCTCATACTCGTCGATGACCTTCGGCCGCAGGTCCGGGTACTGCATCCTCTCCTGCCAGCAATCAATAAGCATCGCAGACATAGGCCCGTCAAGTGGCTTAAAGACTCCCCAGGTCGTACAGGCAGTTGGGTCATTCTGTGTCTTCTCGCTGGTGGCGCAGTCGTAGGACTGGACGATGTACTCAAACTTCGGGAACGCCTTGCCATCAGGCCACAGCTTGAACATGCTGCGCTGCACAATCCCGCCCTCTTCAGGGTCGATGATCTCAGCGTGAATCTCCTGCCTGCCTAGCTTCGTCCCCTCGTACTGCAGGATCTGCTTCTGGAAGGACGGGGCGAGATTGGCGAGGTTGGCGTAGGTGCTGGCAGTGGTCAGTGCTACGTCATCACCCTCGCGGCCGACCAGTTCCACGATCAGATCCTTCGGCCGCGGAGTGGTGGTGGCAACGATGCGGGTTCTGGTTCCCAAACGGACAGAGAACTGGATCTGGTCCCAGGCTTCCTGCAGGTACTCCCAGGCAGCAAGCTCATCCAGCCATGCCCCATGGAACTGCGGCCCCCGGAAGCGATCAGGCTCAGAAGCCGGGATGCCCTTGATCAGGCTGCCGTTGGTCAGCTTGAGCTCGTGGTGCTGCTTGTTGTAGTCAGCTATCAGCGGGGAAGGGATGACGTTCAGCAGGCCGCTATCGCCCTCAAAGCACGTAGCCTTGACGTCAGCACTGGTCGGCGCTCCAACGAGCCATCGGGTCCCTGGCTCAGTCCATGCCCACCAACCTACCTGCTCAGCGGCCGTCCGGGTCTTGCCTGCACCACGGCCAGCTAGGAGCAGCCAGATCGTCCACCAGTCGCCCGGAGGCGGCATCTGGTGCTTGTGTGCCTTCTCGATCCAGTTAGCCCTCCAGAGGTACGCTAGACGCTTCTCAGGAGGTAGGGCTTTGAGCGCCTGCAATACATCAGGCTGCTGGAAGGCTTCGGCGAGGCTCATGCGAACATATCTGTCTGCCGTGCCTGCTGCTCAAGATGAGACTCGATGACCTTGCGGATCTTGCTCTCCCACTTAGCCGGGTACAGAGCAAAGCAGTGAGATCCGGAGCCAGTAGTCTTAGGCCGGTTGTCCTTGGGAGGGTTCTCTCCGAACTCCTGCTGATATGTATGGGCCATCTCGGACCCAACAGACCACGATGTCTTGTTATCTAGCACCACGCCCATCAGGCGGGCTACTTGAGGAACCGTGATCCTGTTGTCCATCATTCCCCCGCAGTCTTGCGCAGTTCAGCGTTGGTCACCAGAGCCTCCAGCAGCTTATCCGCCTTAATCTCTGCTTCAACCTTGATCGGGGACTCAGCATCCCCAGCAACAGCGATCCTGTCGCCGTACTTCTTTGGCTTCAGCTTCGAGGCAGTCCACTTGCGGGCATCAATGCGGTTCTTCTGCCACTGCACATATGCAGAGTGCAGCTTCATATCCACCACATTGCCGTGCCTGTCAAGAACCTCCTCAAGCTCAGGCGTCTCATCGGCAATAGCAACGATCTCGTCAGCGAATGCCTCAGCCTGTTCTTCACGGGCGCGTGTGTATTGTTCAGAGAAGTCATGCTTTTGCGACAACCACAAGAAGACGCTTGCGATTGAAGGCATTGCGTCATCCCTACAGATGGAGCGCAGGCTCTCTCCTTCTGCGATGCGAGCACAGATGGTAGCTGCCAGCTTATCTGAGTAGATTGATGGTCGTCCTGTGCGTGCCATGATTGTGTTTACGTTTGGTTAATTTTACTGCGATTGATCAGGTATGCCCAACATGCGCCGCCTGCTACTTTAGCTACGAACTGCATGATGACGATGTGAGGCATCAGGGCTCCGAATGCTATGGTTGGGAATACCAGGGAATCAACTGCTGCTCCTGCGATGTTAGATCCGTTTGCTCTGTAGATCCATGAGCCTTTAAGTTTTGCGAATGTAGCCCAGTCTACGAGTGCTGCTGCTGAGAATGCACTGGCGGAAGCGATAGCGATCATTCCTGCTGCTGGGTTGAGGATGTAGGTTAGTGCTCCTGTGGCGGCGATGAGGGAGCCCATCTGCCAGATCTTGAGCCGAACGTGGAGCCAGTCGCGCAGTGCTAGATCCAGTCCGATGAGGATGAATGCGTTGACGGGACTGATAGCTGGCCCGAAGGCGGCAACGGACAGGTTGGCAAGAACCATTGCCGATGCGTAGATTGCGATTGCGGTTAAAAGCACAGTTGCTCCTGTAGGGGGTTTTCTTTCCACTCGGAGGGTGGGTTGGTTTGGTCGATGCGCTTTGCCATGCAACCGGCGCATTCTTTCTTTTCTGCGTGATGTAGGGCTACGTTGGTGGAATCTGCGCTGGCTAGGGGCCACGGTCCTGACGATTGACCGAGCATTCTCATGCCATGAACCCAGGGTATTTGACGCCCGTAACGCTTTGACAGCGCGTTGAATGCTTCGTCCATGCGGCTGCACCAGAGATCAGTACCTATCTGCCAGTACATGCCTGCGCTTCCAAAACAGACTTTGCCCCAGTCATCACAAAGCTCCAGCAAGTAGTCAATCGGCAGTCCTAGGTGCCATACCGGGATGCCAAACTCTTTCCTGAAGGGCCATGTCTTGACCATCTCTCGCTGCTGTTCTACTGAACCGTCGATCACATCAGGCACTACGCCCCAGTTTGGGTGAGTCAGGAGAGGCTCGACCCATTCGTAGAACCCGTGAAGATCGAAAGGCCTGCCAAGGGTCTTGCATGAGAAAGCACCGTTGTCCAGCATGAGCGATTGACCTAGCCTCCTGCACCTGTCTAAGGAGTCCGGGCGGGCGTAGCTTATGCAGAAGTGCTTTCCTCCCATAGTCTCCAATGCCTTGATCGGAGTTATTGGTGTGCCGTGATAGTGGATCACTTAGTTTGCCAGCCAATAGTCAACCCAGTCAGGGCGAAGGCGTTTCTGGACTTCGCGCTCAAGGTCGTCCCACTGCTCTTCAGTGATGTCGCGCTCTGCGGTCTTGCCGTTGAGCTTGACGATGAAGGCACCGTCTTCGTCGTACTCTACTGTACGCTTGGTGCCGCTCAGGGTGATGGTGAACTTCCGTTCCTGCTTCTCGGGGGTTTCGGGCCTGTCGGCGTCGAAGGAGGAGATGTATCCGTACAGCATGTCAGGCCTCCGTAGCTTTGTTGATGGCGGCCCACATCAGCGCGTCGATTTCAGGCGGCACGTCACCGCCTGCCCAATAGTCCGCCACTGTTTTCAGCGCCGCCAGCAGGTCAGGCGCGGCGGCGATCAAGCGGGCATCGGCGGCGACGTTTCTGCATAGCGGCGATGCGCCGTCGTATTTGCCGGGCTCAAGCGTCAAGAGGGCTGTGCAGTGGCCGGAAGCGAAAATGTTGTACGCGTTGCGATCCAGCAGCTTGTCGGCAATCCAGGGGCCGGGAGTGTGTTGCATGCTCATTTCTCTGTTCCTTCTCTGTTACCTGCTTGATTGCAGTGTCTGCAGTGTAACCGACTCTTAAGGTTGGTAGTCAATACCCCACTGTTACATGGGGTCTTGCTCACGCCATCTCGACTACCTTGGGACGCTGGATCGAGGTCTGCGCCACGCCTTGGTACATCTCATGATCCTTGATCGTGGCCTTGATGGTGTTGGTGTCGCCAACTGCGCCCAGGTCAACCAAGCCCTTGTAGGTGATCACATTGCCGCGCTGGTCACGGGCGATAGTGATGTAGTTGGTGCCATAGAACTGGCTCTGCAGGACGATGATGCGCTCGACAGTGATGGTCATCTCGACCTTGCTGCCAATCGAACCTACAAAGGCGCTGGAGGCGTTCTTGGCACGCTTGGCTACCTCACCCTCAACCAGAGCAATCTGGCGCTCTGTAGGGGCCTTCATGCGGCCCATGAACTCTTTGCAGAACTGAGTCCAGAAGTCACCAGTCAGGGTCTGCAACTTGGCGATGAAGTCAGCGTTGCCAGACAGGAATGCTTGCTGCTCTGCGGATGCGTTGCGGGCAGCTTCTTCGGCCGCTGCAGCAGCCTTGGCTGCACGATTGGCTTCCCTGGTGGCTGCAGCCTTGTTAACGCGGGCCAGTTCCACTGCAGTGAACAAGCGCTCCTTGCGCTCACCGCGGATACCAGTGTTGCCGCAGGTCCAGCACTCGAAGCCAGTCAGGCTGTAGGGCTGGCCGTTCATGGTGCCCATCACCCACAGGCGCTGGCCGTTGATCACACGGCAACGATCACAAGTGACGTTGACGAACCGAACAGCCTTGCCGTTATCGTCATAGCTAACGTTGCCGGTGAACTCTTTTCCTTCGCGGGTGAACAACATGATTCGCTTCCTTCTCTGTTACCTGCTTGATTGCAGTGATGCTAGTGTAAGCGATGGTTCAAGAGTGCGTCTATAGATTGTCCTACTTTTTTGTGGGGTCAATCACCAGGGTCGCCTCTCCTGCAACAGCCCACCTGTTGGTGGTTGGCTTGAAGACGCACTCTGCCCAGTGATCTTTGTAGCGCTTGAAGTAGCGCTTCCGCCCCTCTGGGCAGGGTTGCTTGTTGATGTCTTCTGTCACCACAAGAATGCTCTTGCGGTCCTCGATGACGGTGCAGAGGGTTTTATCCCCCCAGGTCAGGATGACGCCCTTAGTCATACTTGCCGCTACCCCAGATGCCAGGACGGAAGCTGTGGCGGAAGATGTGCTTGGTCCCATGGGACTCAATCATCTTCGTTGAGCCAGTCGGAATCCAGCAAGGCGCATCGATGATGTCCTCTACGGCGGGGTCGCCACCATATCCACGCTTCAGGTCCAGGCCGCAAATCCATTCGCTGCCTGTGCGGTGGTTAAAGTCGTAAGTCATCAGAATAGTCCTTCAGGTAGTTCGTTTAGAGGTACGGGGTCTGGTCTTGTGGGAGGGGTGTCATCCGTCTTTGAGGGACTAACTGTTCCGAAAGGCCAGACAGGAGGGGCCTTAGGTGCCCTGGTCCCGTCTGGTTTGGTGTACATCAGATCGCCGTGGTCTTGATGCTGTACACAGCGGTGGTCTTGGTGTGCTTGGCGATCAGGTCAACGGGAATGTTGAGTTCCTTGGCGACAGCCTTCCAATCCACGGTAGAACGGTTGGACTCGGTGTACGCAGCAACATACGAAGCGCCAACCAACACCTTCTGACCAGACATCGAGGCCACATCCTTGAGTTCGTCCTTGATCTTGTCGGCTTGCTTGGTCAACTCAGTGATCTGAGCCATCAGGGAACCGAGGGTGTCGATGGCAACACACTGCTCGACGTCAGCGAAGAACTTGGCTTGTGCGGGGGTGAGAGATGCATTCATGATTCGCTTCCTTGTTACAACCTGCGTATTGCAGTGATGCTAGTGTAAGCGATGCTTTAAGAATGCATCAATAGGTTCCCGACTACTTTGTGTGGTTAATCAACTCCAGCGTGTCTTTCAGGAGGTCATCCTCAGTGAAGCCCCAATGTTTTGGGAAGCCCTTCGTGCCCAGCCCATGCACTCCCGTGTTGCCGCGGTGATGCTCCGGACAAAGAGGGATCACGCTGAAGTGACCGCTGCGCTTGCCCATGCCTGCCCCGTGCCTGGGGTGATGGAGTTCTGCAGGCGTACCTGGGTGGCCCATCCTGCGGCATACAGCGCAGCCTAGCTCGGCCACCTTAGCCATATGCTTCTTCTCTGCAAGTGTCGTCATAACGTAGCCCTAACTTCCTGCCTGCTGCTGGCCTCTCTCGAGCGCCAGACATCAATCCTGGCCTGCGCTGCTACCAACCCCCACCTGATCTCTTCTTCGGCCTCTACAGCGGCTTTAAGGCCTTGCAGGAGGGCAGCGTACTCCGGGTCAGCGTATGCCTCACGCTCCTGTGCGGCCGCTGTCTGGTGGCCGTTGACCTGGGCCTGCTGCATCAGGATGGCCTTCAGGCTCTTGCGGTACTCCTCAAGATATGTTCTTTCGGCCTTCGCTTTGGCGAACTTCTTGCCGTGTTTGAAGATAAATTCAATCGCATCATTCGGGTCGATGTCCATGTCTCACCTCGGATTCATCTAGTAAAAGTTCCGCCGCGTTGTAGATGTAGCCGGCATCGATTTGTAGATCGCCCCTAGCTACGCAGGCATGAGCAAGGAACGCCGCGAAGACATCCAACAGAGTCGGATCTCTCACAACTCTTGGCGTCTGATCCATTCCGCAAGCAGCAGTGCTTCTGCTACGCCGTGATCTTTTTTGCGGGTGAGGGGTGCTGTCTTCCATAATTGCCTCGCAAGTTCCAAGCTGGTGGATTTTTCTGCTGTCACGCCCATGTCTGCCTTCCACCTTTGCGGCCGAACGATGAACCACGGGTCTCGGAATAGCTCTGTAACGGCTTCTATGGCCCCTACAGCACGCGCAAACGTGAAGGTTGAGGCTACCCCCTGCTTCGGCATGGAATGAACGTCCTCGACCACGAATATCGCGTCATGACTTCCGATCACATGCCCAAGCTGGTCTCTGAGACGAAGTGCCTTGATACGGCCGCCCTCGTTGGGGATCTCACCGGAGGCAACGTAGTCACCGTGGTGGTTGATGACTCCCCAGGCACCAGAGATAGCGCCAGGATCTAGTCCGATGAAGAGTCTCATTTAATCTCCGCAGAAGCACGCAATGGCTTCTTCGTCTTGATCAAACATATCTCTCTGCTCTTGAGCGAACTTCAGCATCGCAGCGTAAGAGGGTCGATCAGTCCGAAACTTAGCGCCAGAAGGCGCAGAGGCCAGGGCCAGGGCCAGGGCCTCCATCTTGATCCACCACACTGCACGCTCAGGCTTTTCCGCTATTAGGCTTTGTATCTGCGCTGCGCCTTTTAAGTAACAGAGATCACAGTTGCCGTGATAAGTAACACCGCCAATGTTTGGTAGCTCAAGATCAAAAGACTGCGCTGCCCAAAACTCACCAACCATTTCTTTGGTTATGCCAACCTTACCAAGAGGCGCAACTTTCTCTTCATGCTTTCCGTAATCTTGATTGCCAATCTTCGCCAGTCGGCGCTGTTCATCTGCCCGGATGCCAAGCATTGAATCCCACTCAGTCCAACCGATGCTTTTCAGGTAGCGGTGAATCGCCCGTACTTTCATCTCCACTGTGCAGAAGCGGCTGACAGGGTTAGGCAGGTAGTTGCGCTTGCGGATGATTGCCTCAAAGGGCTCACCATCCCTGCTGGCGGTTTCAAACGTGACAACACGGAAGCGATCTTTGGTTTCTTCCGCATCAACGTATTCCACCCAAGTAATCGGAACGCCCCACTCTTTGCTGCAAC